TCAAGGTCGCGCTTTGACAGTTTGACCTCTCCTTTATTAGCACGGTCTATCATATTTATGTTTCCCTGTTTATTTGTTCTAGCAACTCGAAGTTCCTCGTTTTTAACTTCTGATAAATATGAGTGTCTCTTCTTTCCAGCTCGTGTTAACGTACCATCTTTCTTCTGATATCTTCTTACGCCCCACTTCATGCCAAGAATGCCGTAGTGACGAAGTTCATAATTATACTCCCACATTGTTACCTCCTATGTTAATGTTTCCAAGGACAAGTATCGTTTTTGCTCCTCTCGATAGGAGCTGTGCTTAGCAGGTTTTCATCTCCGTAATGAATGGCTTGATGAGTTAGCGAACTAACACATATGACATTCTCTGGATTAAGAAGAACCTCTACATTCTTTTTAATGATATCATCCATTGAGATTGGATTAAGATGATGAATGATTATCATTCCTCCGATTTCTCGATCATCTATTCCCAAATCGCATCCGTTGTCTCTAACAATGATGTCTCGTCTGAACCTCTTCCATTCTAAAGAATTGTAGAAAGCCTGATTAAGGTATCGGTCGAATCCGAAAGTCTCTTCGCCAACCGCACCATTAAGTTTTAAATATTGAAATCTCTCTTTAAAAGTTTGAAATTTGACTAGCTCCGAATATGTCTTAGAAGTCCTCTGCATCTGTATCGCCTCCGTGACCACTATAAGTTCTGAAAGCTTCGAGAGCTTCCTTATACAGTTCATCACGATGTTGCGAAGCTTCTATTGATTCGGATTTAACTTTCAGATGTTCAATCTCTTTTCTAATTTTCTCCTCTTCGAGTCTATTCTTGGTCGAGCCTAACTTTAGAAAATGAGTAACCTCTTGAGAAGAGGCTGTACCGTCTAGTAAGCGTTGTTCAACCAAATCAACAGCCAAAGCGATTAACTGATTCTCTCTAGCTTCAGGTGATAAAGCAGGCCTTATCTTCCTTCTTGGACTTGAAGAGGTTGTTGCCTTGACTTTCACTATATTTATTGCCTCCTATCATAGAGTTATTAAGACGTATTTGTATGCTCCAGAGGAGTTTCCATAGAGTTTCGTACGAGTTATGTAGCACTTAAAAGGGCCCACAAAATTGTCTACAATCCTTTTTACCGAAAGGAGAAAGAAAAACGTAAAAGAATTAACTTTCGTCAACGTAAACACCTTATGGGTCCGTTTAAATGCTACATAGACCTCTCATGAAAATCTCCCCCGGAGGAATTTTTAGGACCGGCGCGATATTG